AAGCTCTTCAAATTCACATCCAAAACCTTCTGATTGGCCATAATTCAGGATACTGTTCTTTGATTAAATTTCTTATTTCTTCAAACATCTCTTTTTCATCATATAAATCAGGACTTTTTAAAGAACTAACATCTAGTTCTATTTCCTTTTCTGTTCCATCTGCTAATTCAACATCCATAATAAATTTTTCCATTTTTTATTACCTCCAATTTTTATTTTTTATTTATCTCTCTATTATTATTATATCCCGAATGCATGTTCTTGTAAATAGTTTTTTGCAAATTTTTTGCAATTTTTTCAAAATTTTTTCTAAAATAAAAGCAGCCATTTAGCTGCTTTTTATAAGAATCCACCAGAATCATCTGGGAGATCCAATGATGATTCCTTATTCTCAGAATAGTGTTGGTGATTCATTTTTATCTCTTGTTCTTCGATTTGTTCAGGTTGTTGTTGGTTAGGGATATAGGACTTTTTCTTCCTAGCTTCAATATCCTTTGAAATTAATTTTCTTAGATAGAAAGCAATTCCGTTATTTTTTTTAGCCTCTTCAAGAGCCTCGCAGATTTCAGGATACTTCTTCCTATTGAAATTTATTTGATATAAGAAGGTGTCCTGTCTACGTCTCATGAAAACATCTCCTCAAACTTTTTGCCATACTTCATAAGCAATCCAACTGAATTGACATAATATGTTGGTTGGTTCCTTAAGTCTGCAATTGAAACTTCAGAATAACCTAATTGTTCTAAGACTTCTTTCATTTCTTTAGCCTTCCCTCCAGTACAAATAATTGGATAATCATAGTCTACATTTGTACAAGTCTTAGCAAAAGTTGATGCTAATTGGAAAACACTATTATGAATTGTACCACCATTTAATGTGTGGCTGTCCTCTCTACTAATTGATCCATTAATTAAGTATAGTATATTTAGTGTCATTGAACCTGCGTCAATAATTACACAGTTTGGAGACTTGGAAAAATGGAAAGCTCCCAATCCTTCAGCTGCCATTATAATTCTATTTACGCTAAACTTGAAAGTTTCATTATCAATTTGAGCTTCTCTTTTTCCTTCAAAATTGCTGGTGAAGTATTTTTTATCTACCTCCATACTTTCATAAGGACATGTAAGGATTAGATTAAACTCATTCATTCCTGTTTCTTTATATACATTATATAAAGAAAAAACAAGTCTAATTTGTGCTTCATGGTGACCTTTTTTGGTATTTCCAAAATACATTTGTTCTTCTCTACCAAAATAAAAAGCTTTTACTTTCTCTCCAGCAAAGTAGTCAAGATTATTATATTGAATTCTTTGCATTCCTTCAACATTTTCCAATTCTTTATATTGATGTAAGTATGATGGAAATGAATTTGATCTAATCTCTTTTTCATCCTGGTAAGCATATTTTGTACTAAAGTTTCCTGCATCTACTACTACAGTAATTTCCATTAATCAACCCTCCAATTATTAATCTTCTCTATTAAAAAATTATAAAGGAAAACCTTATAGATGTCAATAATTTTTTATTTAATTTCTTCAACGTTTTTTTAAATAAAAGCTTGAGATCGAACAATTGTCCGTTCATAGATTTCATAGAATGAGAAAATAAAAAAGCCTATCCTTTGACAAGGATAGGTTTCTTTATATAATATAATGATATAAATAGATTAAATGATTTCAAGATATTGTTCAGAAATAACTTTTTGAAGTTTTTTACGGAGCTTTACAACACGTTGGTTGGCAGCTTGTCTTGTGATTCCATATTTATTAGCATAATCTTGAACAGAAAACTCTTTTCTGTCTAATAAAACTCTTAAAGCATCTTCTTCATCTTCATCAACATTTTCATGAATAATATTAATCAATTCATTAAATGAAATATTATCCATTGATGTATCATCTGTTGCTAATAAGTCTTCAAGTTTAAGATCATCATCCCCAATTTCCGAATTCATTGAAATTGTAGTTCCTTGATTTTTTAGCGCATAACGATGATAGGTTGCATTTCTTACACCTTTTTTGAGTTTAGGATATAGATAAGTTGTAAAGCAATTTTTAGTTGTTGGGTCATACTGTTCGTATCCTCTCCAAAGTTCAATTTCTAGAATTTGCCTAAAGTCTTCTTCTTCAATTTGATTATAAATGAATCTATTGTTTGCTTGTTTCATGACTTTAATTACCAGAGGCATAAATTGTTCTCTTACCTCCTCAAATGTCATTTCTTTGAAAGTCCCATCAGAAAATAAAATAGTTTTTAACATGATTCATTCCTCCGATTTCATTTTGTTTTGATTTCATTTTGTTTTATATAGTTTTTATATCTGAAAATTGAAAAGTGTAAATCGAATTCCAAAAAAATTTTTTATGATATAGATTTCATATGTATAAAATAAAAACAAGAAGAGACGAAGCTCTTCTTATTTTATAAGTAGAACTTTTTGATTGGCCATAATTCAGGATATTGTTCTTTTATTAAATTTTTTAGTTCTTCATTCAATTTTTCTTCATCATACATTTCGAAATCCTCTAAAGAACTAACATCTAATTCGATCTCCTTCTCTTTTCCAGCCTTCTAATACGACATCCATAATCAATTTGTTCATTCTTATTACCTCTAATTTTTATTCTTTATTTCTCTCTCTATTATTATTATATATCGAATGTATGTTCGCGTAAATAGTTTTTGCAACTTTTTTGCATTTTTTGCATTTTTTCATTTTCAACAAATTTGTCAATAAACAACTGGATTTATGAGATCAACTTTCTTCTATTTGATTTTTTCGTAATATTCAAGATATGACTAAGAATAACCAAACCATCTTCCACGTTTTAAAAAAATTATTATACATGTTTTTATTGAGATCTGTGACAAACCTCCTGTGAAAATTTTACTAATAAACTAGCAAAATAGCCACAATTTTTAAAGGCTTTTAATTAACTTAAAAAACTTAAAGAATAGTTAAAATAGGAAAGAAAAAGATAAAAGATCATGATATAAACATGATTATTATAGTGAAGAAATAAGAAGCAAAAGATATTATACCAAAGAAGACAAATTATTCCTAGACTTTTTTTATATAAATTTATGAATAAATTATGGAGATACAAAGATTGTCAATTAAGCTAAAAAAGACAAAATTTTACTATTTAACTATTAGTTTTTGTTTTCTTTCATATTATTTATCATCAATTTATAAAAAAATATCAGCATATAATGATTATTGGTAAATAAATCACTATATACTGACATTTATCTTTCGTTATTTCTTTTTGGTGCAAACTCCATTTTCTACTTCTGGAATAATTCTATTATCTAATAATCTTTTCAATATTGTGCATTTATTTTCATCTTTTTTACAAAGTTTGCAGTTATTTTCCACGAATTTTTCAAATTCTTCTTGATTATCAAAAACACCAATAGCTTCACTTTCAGATATTTCAATTTCAATTCTTGGATTATTAGAATCAATATAAATTCTTTTTGCAATAGGCAAAGCTATATCATCATCAAAGTAAACTCCAGCCTCAGTTAAAGCATCAAAAGGGACTTTAAGAAGATTATTGACATCTTTTCTTTTCCTATCCAAAAAGAATGTTAATTTAACATAAACTTGTTTTCCTTTTTCAGGTCTTTTCCAATTCTGTTCTTGTATTTGGTCTTTTACATAATCAACAAAAAAAGATTTATAAGAGACTGTTTCTTCTGATGGATAAGCTTGAACAAATCTTTTATTTCCTCTTCTAGAAATTCTATAGTTTAAGTAATTATTTACTGATGGCGGCAAAGGAGAAGTTAGTACTAGTTTTTTCAAGTTTTCTTACCTCCATAAATTATTTTTAGAACTTCATTCAGAACACCAACTCTGGTGATCTCAGTAATTATATAATCAGCTTCTTTTTCAAACCCTTTAAAATCTTCTTCATCAGAATTCAATCTTCTATACAACTCATTTACTTGGTCTTGTCTGTTCAATCCACGAATAAGTCTAATTTCATAGTTTGTATTCAAGTAAATACTTGTTACATTTTCTTTTCCAAAGGTTTTAACTAAATCTCGATAGCCTTTAGGATCAGTAATTACTACCAAATCTTTAGTTAAATCAACATCTTGTCGATTGATAGCATAATGCCATTCTGTTCCAAAAGCATTTTTAAATGTATTTTTTGCTATCAATAAATTGAATTTGTCTAAGTGATTAAATTGCCTTTCTGAAATAAAATAATAATCTTTTCCATCTACTTCATTTTTTCTTTTTGGCCGAGTTGTATAAGTTATAATAGGTTCATAACCAAAATCAACAAGTTGCTTTAGAGTTGTAGACTTACCAGAACAAGTTGGACCTAATAAGACATAAATCATAAGAAATCACCCTTTAATCTATTTGATAATATTCCTTTTGCTTCATGTAATAAATCTTCGAGAGTTTTAGAATCAAATGCTTTATTGTATCTTAAAAGTTCATTTCCTTTTTTATCTGAAAAAATAATAGTATGCCATCTTACAAGCTGATATTTTTCAGCAACTTCATCATTAAGTTTTATTCTTTCAATTTCATAACCTTCTAAATTAGCTTCATCAATTTGCCGATCTAAGAATGGAGCAATTAAACTACCTTCTTTATAAATGTAAGTAATTTTAATCATAATCAATCCTCCGATTAATAATTAATTAATCAGGAAGAAAATCTTCCTGATTATAAAATATCAATAGCAATTTTTGACCAATTTTCTAGTCTTTCATAGAACTTCCTCTGTTTTAACTTTTCAATTTGAAGGAATTGCCCTTGAAGTTCTTCAGTTTCACGAACTTGAACATCCGTACCTTCTGGAACCTCAATTGAAACCAATATTCCAATATGAACTCGTCCAACTTCATCTTCATCATCATTAATAAGTCCAATTGGAGCCACTTTAAATTCTTTATTGTCAATAATCAATTCTTCTTCAATTTCTCGTAAAAGATTCTTGTATAGAACTTTACTAAAATCTTTTTCTCCTGGAACTTCATTCATGTGACCACCAACACCAATTGAAAGTTTACTATGCAATCTTTTTTCTCCCGCACCTTTTAATCTTTCATAAACAAATACTTCATCCCCTCGCTTTATAACAGCATAAGGAATAGGTTGTTTAAATTTTTCATTTTCCTCAGCATCTCCACGCCTCATTACTTCATAAGTATTTGAAATATTTTTAATAATTTTATTTACTGTCTTATCTTGAAGAGTTCCTTGGAATGAAAGTTTTTCGTTACCAAAAACTTTAGAACGTGGTGCAACAATAATCATTTCATCCATTTTTCTCATAATTAAATGCCCCCGATCAATAAGAATTAAAAGAATTTACATACAAGTAACAATCTGATTTTTAATATCCATTTTCTTGCCTTTCATAGTTGATTTTGTTTTTAGAAATATACATCTTAATAATTTCTTCTTCATTTCGAAAACCAAGAGCTAAACCAACATTTATAGCAAAATGAAGGAAGTCAATATATTCTTCTTTTGATAATTTCATTTGAATTTCGAGCTTTTCTGGTTCCCATTTTGAATACTTTGAGGACCAATCTTTAGCAAACGGAACTTCATGAATCATTTCATGAAGTTCATCAGTAGCCCATAGAGATTGTTCTTTTATATATTTGGCTCGTTCTTTTAAGTCCATAGAATCTAAATCATAACCTATATGTTTTTGAAATTTAAGTTGAGAATCAATCATAAATTGAAGAGACATAATAGTTAAATTCCTCCTGGTTAATGTATTTTTTTAAATAATTTTTTATTTAACTCATATTATATATATCTGCTTAAATAAAAATGTAAATAATTTATTGCATATTTTTTTAAATAAAAATCTAGAGATATTACTCCTTGACTTTTTCCATTTGAAGGTATAATTTTTCTTTGTTGTATCCGAGTATTTTCATTGTTGTGTGATTAAATTGGCTGCCTGTCTTTCTTAGAATGAATTCATTTCCTCTTCGGAAACCTACAAGAACTAAGATAGTTCCACGATTAAACCAACTATCGTCTAATACTTGTTTTTCTTTGCCATTAACACGAACTATCTTTTTATTATAATAAGCGAATTGTCCTTTTGAGAATCTCACAGTTACGACTCCTGTAGTAGTCAAAACATAAACTAGAGATTTTCCTTTGTTTTTATCTACAACTGTCCCTGCTATAACATCAATTTTGAATTGAGGAATTTTTCTTCCTCTATAACTTTTATGACCAGTTATAACTGGCTCTTTTGGCAATTTTTCAAAATCTACAATATTAAAGTACTTTTCAATTGGCATATAATCTAATTCATGTTTATCAGAATAGAATAAGTTTGTTTCCATTTCCCACGATTCAACTGTTCCTAGACAATTCTTTTTCCAGAATTCTTGCATCTTTACTTTATTGAATAATTCTGCAGCTTCAGGTGAATTGACCCATTCTTTCAGTTTTTCAATTTCTTTTCCATAGAACTTATTCCAACTTTTTTCATCAATTTTAAGTTGACCATCAACAAAGTCATATTTGACTTTATCTGAATAGTTTTTGATAAATTGGTTTTCGATTTCTTTATTCATAGGGACTTTATTTCGTCCTTGAATCTTTTGCCTAAATTCATAAATTTCTAACTCCTTAGAAAATTTCTTTTTGTCTACTAAATGAGAAATTAATGGAAATTGAACCATTGTGAGTTTTTCTCGTTTTGGAGTTATTAATTTCACATACTCAATCATTAATTGTCTTCTATCTGGATTGAATTTATCAAAGCATCCAGCTTTAATTAATGTTACACCTTTAGCTTCTGAAAGAATCTTAGTCTTAATCATTCGTTCATAAAAATCTTCAAAACTTTTAAATGGTCGATTTTGTATGATCTCTTCAATATCATCTACTCCAATGCCAGAAATTGGTTTTAGTCCAAACAAGATTTTTCCTTCAGATTCTAATGGAGTGAATCCCATATTTGATAAATTAATATCTGGAGGAAGAATATCACCTTTCATATCTCCAATTGCTTTAGCAATAGCTCCATAATTTGTTCCAGATGAACTATTACCAAGTAGACCAGAATTTACTGACAAACAAGCTGTCTTCCACCAAACTGGACCAAATCGATAACAAATATTCATCTCAATCATCAAAATTAATGTATACCCAGCAATGTGCGGGAGTGAAAATGAATAGCCGAACTGAGGTTTTAATTCTTTGTTCCAAACATAATCAAGAAATTCTTTTCGAGTTCCGATTTTTTCACCCTGAGAATAGAATATTTGTTTTTGTTCTTCAATTAATTGTTTGTTTTGCTTAGCGACAGCTTTACGAAATTTATTTGCTTGTGTTAAGGTAAAACCTGAAATTTTTGGACTCATGGCAAGCTGCATGAGAAATTCTTGTGTATCACAGATTCCATATCGATCAAGAAGTAAATCTTCTAATACTTTTTGTTCTTCTTTAGTTAAACCAGCTTCATCCATTTCTTTGTACCACAAGCTAATATCATTCTTAAATCGAATATATTTATCAATTGGTTGTTCACCATCTGATACACTCAATCTCATTAAGGAGTTACCAGCACATAGTTCTTCAAAGTTTCTTGGGTTTATTTTAATTAAAGCTTGTTGTCCAACTGCTGTTTCAAATTGGAAAGCATTTAAAACATGTCCTTCAAACAACATATCCCACATTTCTGGAGCTTCCATTTCAAGTACGTCAGGATGGAAATATTTATTATAAGTTTCTCTTAGAGTTCCTTGCCATTCAATTTTCCCATGTTCAAGAAGAAGGTCTATTGCAGATCTAATTCTATCTAATGCATTGATTGAAAGATAATCAAGTTTAAGAGCTCCCATATAAACAGAATCGTTCATATCAAATTGAGTGATAGGCAAACCAGATGTTGTTTTCATCATTGCATTTTGAGTAACATATCCATCTGGAAAGATAATAACTCCTGAAGCATGTTGACCACGACCTGAAATTAGACCTTCAATTGACAACATTGCTTCTTTTAATCCATCATATTTTTCTACTTCAGCAATAAAATCTTTAGCTGGTTTTTTTCCTTTGGTTGGGTTTCCATTAAAACATTCATCTAAACTCCAAATTCCACCTTTTTCTGTAGGTATCAAATTTGCAATATTATGAGCAATATCTTTATCAATTCCTAATCCACGACAAGCAGTAAGAACTGTTGATCGAGTACCTTCAGTTGTAAATGTTCCCATGTTTAAAACATTTTCTTCTCCATAAGTTTCCTTAGTTAAAGAAATTATTTCTGATCGTTTCGACCCTTCTGTGTCTAAATCAATATCAGGGAATTCCGGCCTTTCTTTTGACAAAAATCTCCAATGAGGAAGATTGTATTTCAAAGGATTAATTTGAACAATGTCTAATAAATAATTCAAATAGAAACAACTTGCCGATCCACGAGAAACGCCAACTAACGATACTTCCCACATTAAATCAACTACTTCTTTTGTTAAAACAAAGTAAGATGACATTGGTTGATTAAGTTTTTCAGTAATGTGATAGAGTTCACTAAGTTCAGTGTTAATTCTGTTTAAATTTGTTTCATTCAATTCTTCACCTTTTGAGATCATTCCTTCTGCAATTAAGTGAAGATAATAACGATCAACTTCATATTTAGATTCAGAGTACTTTTTGATGTATTCATATTTGTCATAAAATGGTTCGAATAAAGGATTAAGTTTAAATTCCGGAATATGTGCTCTTGGAATTTTCACTTCTTGCTTAAAAGTAATTGGTTCAATTTTTTCCATGATTAAATGAGTGTTTCTAATAAGCTCGTCAAGAAGTTCCTTGTCGAAATATTCAAGTAATTCTTCTCGGTTCATTACATACGTTGTTGAATAGAACTCAGCCACCTCTCGCTCTCCTTCACTGGCACGAAGGTAAATCTCATGTGCCGGAGCATATGATCGATTTAGATAATGAGCATCAGTTGAAACAATACATTTGACCCCATATGCTTTTGAGACTTTTAAAAGCATTTCATTAGCAACAATTTGGTCTCTGTTGTGGGATGGTTGCAACTCAAAATATAAATCATCACTAAAAACGCCTTTTAACCAAACAATAAAATTATGAACTTTCAACTTGTTTTCCTTGGTTGGCTCATCATGATATTTGATTAATAATTGTGGTAATTCTCCTCCTACACACGCCGTCGTCGCAATAATATGTCCTCGATATTCCTCCATAAGAGCCATTAGCTCGTTTTTATAAGTAGGGACTCTCTCCATCCCTCGATAGAAAAACGAATTGTACCAAGCTCTTGATGATAACTTTCTAAGACCTTCATATCCTTTATTATCTTTTGCAATTAAAATAAAATGGTGGAATGAAATCTTATCATTAACTTTTCGTTTCTCTTCTACTTCATTTTTATCTACGAGGTATATTTCGTTACCAAAACCAAGACAAAATTCACCGAATTTGTCTCGATTACTTTCTAAATATCTATGTGCTTTTACATGTGAAGATAATGTTTCGTGATCGGTAATACATAAACCTGGCAAACCAAGTTCTAAAGCATAATCTAGAAGTTCTTCTGGACGATTTATGCAATCTCTGAGTCGGAAATTACTTGCATCAGTATGATTATGAATTCCGAAAGGTTGTAATTGAGCCATTTTATTACCTCATTTCTTTATTTATTTTCACATATTTTTTATATCTGATTTTATGGAGATGTAAATGGAATAAAATAAAAAAAAATAAGACTGGAAACAGTCTTATTTGTGAATATTATCATAATATTAAAACCGTACATATGTTCTCATTATAACTTTTGTGACTTTTATAACAGCTATATCTAAAAAAGATATATCATCATATCAGTTATAACTATCAATCTTCAACTTTCTTCTTCTTATTCTTGAATAAATGAGGCATGCTCACAAAAATAGAAAGGTCAACTTTTTCAGGTTTAAGATACTTTTTGATGAAATAGTTAAAAAACATCACATCATCTTCAAGATTCAATAGATTAGAAGATCTCTGAAAAACATTAATTTGTTTTACTTCTTTATGTTCATCAAAAATAAAGTGAACAGTAGAAATACATTCGTCACTTGAAAAGATAACCTGTCGTTCACTTGTTATCCATCCTTTAAGAAATTTATACAATAAATGTCTTAACTGCATTTCTAAAGCTGTATAATATGGTTCGTCAGAAGATGGAAACTTATCATCAGTTCTTGGATTAATCAAGAGGAATGGCTCAAATAGAACCATTTCCTCAGTATCTTTTGAAACTAATAATTCACCAGCAACTGGTAAATCATACTGAAAACTTTTTATCATTTAACTTACCTCCACGAAGTTCTTCCATATATTTTTTAGATTTAGTAGCAAGTGATTCAAGTTCTTTCTTATACTCATCAAACATTTTTTGGAAGATTGTTGGACCTTCTGGAGGGTTAGTTCCATTAATATCTTCACGATATGCTTGATAGATAAAGTCTTTTTCGTTCCATTCAAATATGTCACTGTTTTCTTCTGGAAAATAAAGATTGGTAGCATGGCCTGTACGAGCATTTTTAATATAGTGCCATGATGGCATTTCAAAATCAATAATATTCAAGTGTGCAATTGGATAAACTCTGCATACTGACAGCCACATTTGATATGCAATGATATTATCTGATTTTGGTTGAATTTGTCGATCAATACGTTGTTTAATAAATCCAAGAAGATCTTTAAAGTTGCAACTTGCATAGTAGAAATTATCATGGTTCTTATTAAGAATTAATCGTGCATCCATAATTGAAATTTTCTTAGAGTCAATCATTTCTTGGTATAATTTCCTGCACTCATAAGTCAATTTTTTGTATCGTTCATAAAACTCAGGAGAATTTTGAATTGATTCTGGAACTACAGCTGTATGATGAGTTAACCAACGATCGCCTGTACATTGAGCAGAGAATGCAAAAGTTCGATGACGAATTAAATGGGTCACATCTTGAACTGAAATTCCTTCAATTCGAAAAGTTAAACGAATAGTTTCTAAAATTGAAGGCAAAGTTTTGAAAGTGAATGCTTTCTCAATGTCATCAGCTGTTTGTTTCATATCATAATGTTTTCCAGGTTCATCTGACCAAGTTGCATTTACATAACCAGGAAGGTATTTAACAATGTTTTCCCATGGAGTATGGTCAACTAAAGTAACATTAATATTCTCTAAATCATTGACAAATTCAAAATCTGGTTCTTCACCAAAACGAAATTCCATTGGTAATTTTACAGGTTCAAGATTGTTATTTTTGGGCATAATAGATAACCTCCGATTAGTTAAATATTTTTTAGATAAATTATTAAATAACTCATCATTATATTTATATCTATATAAATAAAAATGTAAATCATTTTTTGAATAAATTTTTATTTAAAGCCAAAAAGTTGTTCTATCCAAAGGAAACCTTTCACTGTAATGGGGTTCAGCTATTCTCTTCCCAATTGGAATAATCATGATAGGGATTAAATTTTCTGGAACATAAAATGTGTCTTTAAATCGTTCCTTGTCAAATCCACCAATAATTCCAGTGTTATATCCCTTTGATTCAGCTGCATAAACTAATGTAATTGCTGCTAATGGAGCATTGATAAGAGCTTGTTCTAAAGAATCATAAGAAGTCTCATGTGCTCTTTCAACTTGTCTTTTGATCTTCGTTTTAATAAGATTAGTGATATATCCTTTTTCAACTAAAGGATTATAAATATCATCAAAATTTAGATCAGCTTCAGTATCTGCAAGAACTGCTACAACAGCACTAGAATCAATAATTTGTCTCTGATAGTAAGCTATTGGTAGGAGTCGTTCTTTTGATTCTTTACTTTCAAAGACAAAAAATTTCCAATGCTGCAGGTTCCATGATGAAGGAGCTTTACCAGCTAAATAAAGAATCTCCTCCAAATCTTCTCTTGGAACCTTGAAATTTGGGTCAAATGAAGTTGTATTCTTACGATTCAAAATTATGTCTTTCATATCATCTCATCCATTGCTTTATTTGCTAATTCGTCAGCTCTCTCATTTCCTGGATCACCAGAATGACCTTTAACTTTTGTAAATTGAATAAAAGCAAATTTATCAATCAAATCAAGAAGTTCAATCCACAATTCTCGATTTTCAACTGGCGTTTTACTGGAGGTTACCCATCCATTATTCATCCATTTAACATACCATTTTTGATTAATGCAATTGCATAAATAAGCTGAGTCAGTTTTTACTTCAACTGGAATATTAAATTTCTTCATAGCTTTAAGACCCTCAATAGCAGCTTTTAATTCCATTTGATTATTAGTAACATTCCTAAAGCCTTGATACAATTCTTTGGTATGACCTCTATATTGAAGAACAACACCATAACCTCCAATATTATTTTCTTTCCCATTCGAACGAGAAGCACCATCAGTATAAATAGTTACTTTATCCATTATAGGATCCCCTCTTTAATTAAATCTTGAACAATTTCTTTTGCATGACGATTAGTAGTATCGATTTTGATCTTTTTCTCATAGGCAGATTTATCGAAGTAATATTCCATGAAAGCTTTATGGTAATCAAAATCTAAAATTTCGTGGTTTGTTTCAATACAACGTCTTTCTAATTCTTCTGTTGAACAATCGACATAGATTGCTAAAACATGACTTCCAAGTGAAGAAAGAGCTAATTCCATATTTTTATATGATTCTTTTAAGTCATCGCTTTTTTCAAAAATATCACAATATGCTTGGAAAGATTCTGGACCTCGATCTATTGTTATATGTTTATATTTTGTTTGGCGATCAATTTCATTAATTAAAGTATCTTTTCCGGAACGATCAACACCAGCAACAATAACAATTTTAGGGGATGATTCTTCAATATATTTCATTGTCATTCCTTCTAGATGTTTATATTTTGAATAATGAGCTTTATAAGGTTCTCCTGTTTTAAGAAGTTCTTTAACTTTTCCTGAGCTTAAACCAAAATTTTCTTTAAAATACTTATAAGCTTCTGATACAAAGTTAAAATAAATTGATTCTCCGTTTGGCATTGTAAGAACACATTTTCTTCTCGAGGGGGAAGGTTTTCCAAACATTCCGTTATTTTTTCCTCGTACTTTTTCTTTTTGTTCTTCTGACCATTTATTACCGTAGTTTGGATTGTTTTCTCCTGAATACCTTTCAGAGAATTCAGATTTAACTTTTTCTGAAATTCTTTCTCCTTCTTTTTTATTAAACTTAGCTTCGCCTAGTTTATGGTATCTTTTTGTAAGAATTTCTTCGTATTTGAAAGCTAACATTTTATCTTCAAATTCTTCTACAATTTCAATATCAACGTCTTCTTTTGAGTATGGTCTTTGATGCCAATCTCCATAAGCTCTTCCACCTGAACCTTTACCAACATATAAAACTTCACCAGTTTCTTTATCTTTATGAATATAAACATAATAGTTTTTAGTAGTTGAGACTTCCTTTGTCATAACTTCTATAACCTCCAACTATTTATTTCACATAACTTTTATATCTGTCATATCAGAAATGTAAATCGGATAGTAAAAAATAGACCAAATAGTTGACTAAATTTTTACAATCATAATAAAAAATAAAAAAATAAGCAGGAATCATCCTGCTTAAACAACTTCTTTGATAGCTTTACCAGATTTTCCAGTAAAGATCGATATTTTATTTTCTTCAATTGCACCAGGAAACATAGGCATTAAATTTCCTTCTTCATAAAGTTCAATAAACCTTTCAGCTTTAGAAGTCGATTTTGTAAGATATTCAACAAGTTCAAAATCTCCTTTAAACTTATAAGGATCTTTTGTAATATTGAATAGTTGAGTCATAAGTTTAGGAAGGACAACAGAATTATCATACTCATTTAATAGAACTTTGAAGGCTGTATCCCGATATAACTGTTGTAAATCTGGATCTTTAGCAACCTTTTTCATTTCTTGAATTGCTTCATATGGATTTTCTTCGTCCATATAGATAGCAAAGTTAGGAATATCGATATATTTAACTCCGTCAATAGTCTTACATTCTTCAGCCCATTCTTTATCTACAACTAAGATGGCCCCAGAACAAATAGCTTCTTGCATTGTGTATTCTAGCCTATCTCCATAGGATGATTTATCAATATCTCTTTTGAATTTAAAAAGAGTACAAGCAAATAAACTTTTATTGAATTTGATTAAAACTTCTTCACGTTTAATTCTTCCATAAGTGGGAACAATAGGATTTTCATTTTTAGGTAAATTTGGCTGTAATAAGTTGTTACAATTTGGATGGCTTAAAATTTGTTGTTTACAGCCAATTCTTGTGTCCATTCCATAAATGACTGGTTGAATTCCAGCTTCATAAACTGCCTCAGAAATATCTAAAAGTCTTTTTGGACCTTTATACAATACAAATCTTCCAATATAAGTTAGATTCTTTTCACGTTTTGTATTTTTGTAAAAATCTTTGAATCGTTTTACATCAGTCCATAAGTGCATTGGGAAAGCTCGATCGCTTTTTGATGGAAGCCTCTTAACTAAAGCATTCATATAATAACTTTCATCAGAGTGATTATAAATAGCGTCAGATTCATTTATATAAGACCAACAAAAAGGGGTTTCTTTCATAGCTTTCACAAAAGATGTATGTTGCATTTGTACTTTCACTGGGATGAGTCTTTTATACATCTTATGGAACTCAATAACGTCCTCTTTTTTAAGTCCACTGTGAGGTTTAGCTGGGTTAATCAGAATTACTAAATCATATTTTTTATTTATTTCATTAACAATTTCATTAATATTGTCCCTTGAAAAAATGGTATACTTATGAGTGTATCCATCTTTGTATTCTGGCTTTTTTCTTTTCCATGGAGCATGATAATAGTAAGTATGAAAATCAACATCATTTTGGAGACCCCATCGGAACATTTCTTCCACTGCTGTTGATTCTCCATCAATCAATCTAGGGATAACCTCGAAGTATAGCAATTTTCTTTCCAGTATAATTCATAACTTATCCTCCAATTAATGAAATTGTTAATTGATCTTACTTTCAAGCTTTTCAATCAATTTAGTGACTCGTTGTTGAGCATCCTCATTAATATCCTTCATTTGAGGTGTTCTATTTCCAAGCTCTAATTCACGGTTTGAATATTGCAGAACAGAAACAGCATCAGAAAGTTTAGTCACCAAGTAAGCTACAGTTTCTTCTTTTTCTTCTTTTAAGAACTGTTTATATGATTCAGAAAACTCTGGCATATTTTGTTCTAAAGCAATAACTTCAGCTTCTTCAAGAACTTCTGATAAAGTTGGATTATTTAATTTAGTATCATATGGTACATCACCTAAAAAACATTCTCCAATATCATGAACTGCTGCAAATTCAAGAGCTTTATTTTTAACATCATCACTGAGGTTATACATTTTTACAATTTTTAAAACAGTAGTTATGACATAGAAAGAGTGTTCAGCAACATTTTCGTTCTTAATTTTTGGCCTATTGTTATATCTAATAATTTCACCCAACCCTAAGATCATAGGGTTCCCAAGATATTTTACTTTTCCTCGATTAAAATATGATGACATATTTCATTCCTCCAATTATATAATAATGATTAAGAAAAAATTAATCTTCTGTTAGATAAGTCCTCATTTCTCAAAGATGCTTCTGATTTTTTCTTGATCAACTCCACGAACAATATCAATAATTTCTTCATTATCATTGACAAGGACAATAGTTGGTGTTTGCATAACTCCATATTTGACAGCTAGATCATCTGCTCGATTATCTCCACTGAACAAAATTAAAGTTTCATCAGCATCAGTATTTAAATCATTTTTAATGAATTGATCTACTATTCTGCAAGGAGTACAATTGTTTTGTTTGAATTTCAATATCTTCATAAGCTTCCTCCAATAAAATATTAAATAAGTTTTTAAATAAGTTTTTAAATGATTTTTTATTTAATCTTTCTTTTTAAATGGTATTCAAAAAAGATCTGGGAAGAGAGATTCAAAATATTAATCTCTCTGTCCTTTTTACAACTAAATCATATTTTCCGATATATGATTATTCAATTTTTCCTTCATAATAAATCTCGGATCCATCAGTCAAAGTTTTTTCAAGTTCTTCAATTGTTCGGCATGTTGAATAACAACTTTCACTTAACATTAGATTGAAAGGTTTGTCTCCAAGAGTTAATGCTACACCAATAACAGGAACACCAGCTTGATAAGCTACTCCCATTTCCCAAATTGTACCAACATCTTTTCCATCAGTAATTGCAATAACAGCTCGTGATTGAAGGATCCCATCATGGTTTCCTTTGAATGTTTTCTTCCTCTGTTCTTCAGTTGCATCTGGAGGGCAAACCAATACTTTTCGAGGAGAGAAATAAGTAATTCCTAAACGATCCAACGTATCTTCTACTAATTGAACTCTTTCAATTTGGTCAGGCTTAAAGAAAGGACTTGCAATATAAACATCATGTTTTATATGAATGTCTCCTCTTTTCTCTAAACGTTCTTTTCCTAAAAATTTAGTGGAATTATTTTTGGTAACTTGAGTCATAATTTATTCCTCCGATTTCTTTATTTATTTTTGAGAGTATTTATATCTCTCACATTGTATTTATATCTGACCTTTGGAAAATGTAAATTAAAATCAAAAAATAAGTTCAATATATTTTTTAATTATGTTATAATAGTTATAACTATTATATGATTGGAGGAATTGAGTAATGGGAGTCTACGTTAAAATTGATGATGTAGCCAAAGCTGTGGGCCTGTCTCCTTCCACTATCAAAAAATATTACTTAATGGTAGAAGCTTGTGGTTATAGGTTTGCAAGGAATAACCAGGGAAAATTAGTCTTCTCAGACCAAGATATAAATATGTTTAGGAAAATAATTCAGCTCAAGAATGAACCTAATATGAGTGTACAAAAAGCAGTAGAAAAAGTTGTATCAAGCATAACTTCTATAACTATTTATAACAAAGATTCTGGTAGTTCGAAAAGTTATAACATTGATTCATTGTCAGATGATATAAACGAAATTAAAGAGTTCATAAAAATCCAGTCTGAAGTGAATAAGGCTCTTTTAGATGAACTGAAAGAGACAAAGGAATATATATCAAATAAGATAGAAGAACGAGATAAAGCTCTTATGCTTTCTTTGAAAGAGACAATGGAAGTTAAAAAGCTATTAGCTGACAAGAAGAAGAAAAAGTGGTGGAATATATTCAAGAAAAGTCATAACAATCATGACTAATAGATATGACTGTTATGACTATTATAATTGCTATGATCAGAAGACTATGTTATCAACTGTAACTTCTTCTTCAACTTCGCCAGATTCATTTCTTTGGCAGTCTTCTAAAATTATCCTAGTTGTTTTTCTGCCGCCCCAATTATTCTCGCCAGGAATGCCTACAAAATCCATAGTAATATATTGATCGAAGTTGTTAACTAAACTTTCGAATAATCCAGGTGGGGCAGAGAACATTACAAATTCAATACCATTTTCAAAAAAGGTGATCATTGATCCTCTTTGCTTGATAAAGTCTTTTCTTACTTTAATTCCAGTAAAGGCAAAGAGAGGGTCGTGTACTTTACCACCAAATAAATGCTTGTTTTTATTTACTTCAATAATAGGTTGTTTCTCAACTTTACCTTTTATATGCAAGTCTACTCTATAGATATGTTCAGAAGGTTTTACTTCATGGAGTTTCTTTTTGAAATCTTCAAAATTTTCTTCAAAGATTGATATACCAAAAGCATTAGCATGTCCTTGTGCAAATTCTACTAATCCTGTTTCTTGACACCAATCTTTGAGAGAGGGGAGGACTTTTTCATAACCACGTCCAGAACCAATATATTTGCCATTTTTATCTTCATTATTTTTAATATAATGGACTAAGATAACAGGCTTTTGAAGCTTTCTTACAAGCTTATTAGCAACTAAACCAGTAACTGATCCTACATCAGAATTAGGTACAATTCCAATTGCAATTCCACCGGTTGAATCAAGAGTCTTTTCAATCTCAGCATTAACTTTTTTTACCAATGAACCTTGACGATTCTTAACTTTTTTACAAATATCATAAGCATGCTCATAAATATTTTGTTTGACTGTAATATTATCAAATTTTCCAGTTTTTTTATTTTTCTTTTTCTTTTGAACTATCCAAACTTCATCTGTACCTATTCCATTTAATGCTCGGAACAATAGCTCTTTTTCTTCCATTGTTCCAACTCGAACAACAGCATTTATCAATGGAATTATGGAGAACGATAGATCTTTTGGAGCCACAGTGTTAATATCATCAAAGCTTCCTTCAAGAACAAGTTTGATAAATGGATTATTGATATTCTTTATCCCTTTAAAAACTAAATTTCTTACTTCATTTTCACTAATATCTGAAGCATCTCCAATTTGTCCAATTGCAACTAAATCATAAAGATCCTCAGTATTATTTGCCTTTAGAAATGAGTCTATAGCTTGGCAGAATTTAAAAGCCATACCAGCACCGACAAGATTTTTGTTTGTCTCTTCATTATGAGATAACTGATTATTAATTAAAATTCCAAATCGAGGCTCTTTTTCTACTTCATGGTGGTCAATAATAACGACATCAATTCCCATATAATAAATCCTGGCAATTTCTTCATCATCATTGGAAGCAGCATCTGGAATTATTAATAAGTCAATATTTGAGTCAGCTATTTTTTCTAAAATCTCTTCAGTTAAACCATGGACTTTACTATCATGCAAAAAATAAGTTATTTTAGCATCTGGTTTTATTTTTTTTAAATATTGGTAAATTATTGAAGAAGATGAGAAGCCATCTGCATCAGAATCAACCAGTATTCCAATATGATTTTCAACCACTATATGAGATAAAGTAATTTCAGCTCCTTCCTTCATATTAGCCAACTTCATTGCATCCAAATCATCTTTATCGTTTGGATTTAGGAATAAATCAACATCTTCAATTCCTCTATTTCTAAGGATTGTCGAAATAATATCCCCATCATAATTTCCAATCTGCTCTATTTTCAATATTGTTTCCTCCTTGATTATTTCTCTCAATTTTTTTATATCTGCTTAAGAGAAAACGTAAATCAAACTACTATTCTTTGTTCAAATAGCTTAGAGAACACTTCTAAACCCTTATCGGTAGGGGAGTCTTTTAAATCTAATAAACCTTCAGTGTCCCAAATAACTGATGTTCTATAATAAGGAGCCAGTTTGTCAATAAAGACTCTCGTTATTTTTTGTGCATAAAATTTTTCTTCTTGAGAACCAACTTCTTCATACTCTTTATCAAGAGCAATTATAACCTCATCAATATTCAAAGTTTTTAAAATATCTAACTGATGAAAAGTCATATTACTTCCACTTAAGCAAGCCCCAATAGACATATTCGGAATCATAGTATCTAATTGTAGGACTGATTTTTCTGACTCAAATAGAATTATAGTCTTATACTTTTCTACATTTTCTTTTGTAATATTTAAACCATATAATGATTCACCAGTAGGATGTTTTAGAACTTTTTTCTTCCAACAAGCTGGCATATATTTTTTCCCATCTTCAACAAGTTCAGGATTAAGATTCCTTGCTCTCACTCCAATTAAATTTCCGTCAATATCAAAGTGGGGGATAATAATTTGATTATCCATAATAGAAAATTTAATACTAAACTTTTTCATAGAATTAATGCTTATCCCATCATCAATCCATGATTTATGATACAAATCCCAATAAGAGTCTAAAATTTTTTTATCTAATTTTTTTAAGTCAATCTTTTCTTTTTTCTTCTTAAATTTTTGAAAAAACGAGTTATCAATCCTATCACTTTCAAAAAATTCACTTTTATAAGAAATGCCAAACTTCATACATACATATTTAAAAGAGTCATAAAAATCTAAATCCATGACTCTACCTACCAATCCATAAATGTCCATAGACCCGCAATTTCCTGTAAAACACCTAAATAACTTTGAGTCACCAAAATATATAAGTTTATGTTTATGTCCATTATGACAAATTGTTTTGCAATGTATGTTATTTCCTTTTCTTTGAGGTTCGGCACCAAGGTCATTAAGAAAACTAATGAGATCATTATTGCTAAGAGTTTGTTTTATTTCATTAGCATCCACCCATGTCACCCCGTCCAGTTTTTGTTATTATATCTGAAACAATCTAAATGTAAAAGTCAGAGAAAATATCTCTGACTAAAAATCTAAATTGTAGATTGTCTCAATTTCTTGAACGGGCTCCTCAATATTTTCGTCGTAATCAATAATAGTCTGATTAATATCAGTAATTAAATTGTAGTCAGTATCTGTGGCAAATAAAGATTCTTCTCTCATTGTTCCTAAGTCCATATAGGTCCAAATAATGCAATTATTCCTTCCTGAACGATTTTTATAGATCCAATGAGAATAGTTAGGTTTCTTACAAAATCCTTTTTCTAAAATATGCTTTAAGTTATCATGGTCCTTTTGTGTTGCTCTGAAGGTCATTAATCCATAGTCAACCTTATCTGCTGTTGCAGATCCTCCACGAAGTGAAGTTGTATTACGATTTTCAGCTTCTTTGGCACTCCTGTTTAATTGAGTTGATGATTCAATAAACACATTATATTTATTGGCCAAATTTTTCAATGCAGCTGAAAATTGAACAAGAATCTGATCTTCACGTAGATTTAAACCAAAAGAATTAGCCATAGTTCTTGAAAGTTTTGGAGTCATTTGAATGTAGTCAAATGAAACATATTGAACGTTGTGTTCGATAATATGACGTTCAATAATCATTTCAATATCAGTAATTGAAAAATCATCTACATAAACACAATAGATTGGAGCTCGTTTTAATACTTCAATAGCTTTTTCAAGTCGTTCTCTTACTTTAGAAGAATATCTTCCATCTTTAATTACTTGTTCGTTTATGCCTGAAATGAAAGCAAGCATAATAGTTTGAACTTCTCTTTTTTCTAACTCAGTTGATATAAATAGAGAAGGATAAGATGGACCATTAGAAACGTATCTCCCTTTATCTAAGTCATAAATTTCATCACATGATACATTACACATATCAGCTAGAGCTTGACGAGTTTTACCAGCACCAGTTCCTGCAGATCTTAACATGAATTTAGTTCTTCTCATTCCTCGGAAAATTGAATTATAATATCCATTTTTAAATGGATAGCCAAACTCTGGTTCTTTATTCAAATCTTCAATCAATGTATCTAAGTCGTCTCCAGCTTTAAAGTCTTTAGATTCTTGACCAACATTAAATTCATCTCGGATCCTAAGAATTTTCATTGTGTAATGCTCAATAATGTTTTGAACTGTCATTTTATCTAGTTTTTTCATGCCTTTATCGTGGTTTGATAAATCAAGAGATTTGTAATCATAGATGTCAGAAACATCAATTCCACTTTCAACATAGTGTCTTAGTAAAGCAAATTTCTTTAATCTCTCATAATTTGCTTTAAAAGTTTCTGGGTTCGCATGTTCAATAGAATCTTGGACATATTCCATTCCATTATGTCTTTCCCAAATCTTATAAAGTTTTGGATATGGAGCTAAATAGTTATCAATATCTATTTCATCTATTTTAGTAGTATCTCCACTTGAAAAGGCTAGGTTATGAATAGCTGAAAATATAATTTTATGAAATTCATGAGCAAAATCTTTCTCTGATAAATATATTTCAGGATCTCTAAGTTGCTGAGGATTTTTACAAAGATTACCAATAACAGAATAAACAGCTCTTAATGGATTCAATGTACTATTATTAAAATTAGTAGTTGAGACAGATTGAGTCATTTCAACAACTCCTCCATATTAATAAGTTTTTTCTCTCTATATTTATTTTCTAGCTTTAAAGGCTTTAACTTAATCCTAATAATTTTTTCCTCTCTAATTTTTGTTTGAGATCTCTTCTTATTAAGTTCTTTGTAATACTCAACCATTTCATCATGATAGTAGGGGATGAAAGCAATTCCAAATTTAAGTTCAGGTTTTATTTTTTTATTTAAAAAACAATAATCAATAGTAAGTCTAATATTTTTATACGAATAGTTATAAGGATCACTTCTGAAAGTCTTTATTTGCTTTAACATATGACCATTAGGAAATGATATATTAAACCATTTAGATATAGTTTGATTTAGCTTAATTCTTTCTTGATCTTCACGTTTTTTATCCTCATAGCAAGAAGGGCAATAATTTTTTCCACTGAAAACTTTCATTTCCTCTTTAGGATATTTCTGGTTACAAGTTCCATAACATTTATATAATCTTGGCATCTATTTCACCTCTTCTAATTTTTGTTATTATATCTGAACTGTTTAAAATGTAAAATAAAAAAGATGGGATAATACCCATCTTTTTGACTAATTAATCTTCTTTATTTTCACTGAAGAACAAAGTTTTAATCATTACAACAGCAAATACTAGGAGAAAGATTCCAAATAAATTTAAGTCATATCCAAAAGCCAAATTAATACCAATTTTGATCGCATAGCTTGGTACAAAAAGTGCTAAAAGAAATATTAATATAAATCCAATAATAGTAATTATCCAAGCAATAAATTCCATATTTTTCTCTCCTTTTTCTTAATTATTATTTATTTTATCCTGTTCTTTAAAAGAGTAAATTTAAAATAAAAAATAGAATTTTTGTTCTAATCACTCCATTTTTCGATAGTCTCTATTAAATTATCAATATCTTGATCGGAAAAATCATCTTCATTAAATCTCTGTTCAAATTTAAATGATCCAATTATTTTTGCACCACTGTCTGAACATATTTTTATGATACCATCTACAGCTCCACAAAATTTAGGATAAATAGAATTTCCACTACCAAATACAAAAACTTCTTTACCTTTTAGAAGATGATGATTATCGATTAAAAATTGTTTCATTTTCTTTGGAATCTTCCCATTACCCCAAGTAAATGAACCAAAAGCAATCTTATCATATTCTTCTATAGATTTAGAAAAATCCTCACAAATAACAACTTCTCTTGAACAATGTTTTTTGAAAAAATCAACAAATGTTTTTGTGTTTCCAGACATTGAATTAATTACTAAAAGTATAGGACTCATAGTTCATTCCTCTTTTATAATTATTTTCGTACTTATATTTAAATCTAATATAAGAGCACTGGCTTTCAAGCCAATGCCCATATATAATGTTTTTCCATTCTTCTCTTTGTTAATTTATATCACAATTTGAAATTCCTGAAAATTACAGTTCATCCCAACCATTAGAAACTTCAGTAGACTTTACATAATTAGTTTCTTTATCTTCAAAGAAATCCGTCTTAGTATTGTTCAAATTATCAGGATCAAATGCTGTAATCCATGGCATTGGATTCTTCTTAGCAGGGAATATTTTATCCAAACCTAAATTATCAAGGAGCAAGTTAGCTCGAAAACCAACATATTCTTTAATTTCCTCAATATCTACTTGAGGGTGGTTCTTATAAAGGTCTTCACAAAATTCTCTTTCCAACTTAACAAGTTCTTCATAAAAATTATAAATAAACTCTGAAAATTCTTCTGTATTTAGTTCTGGATATTGAGTCATAATATCTCGTACTAATATTGATTGGAAATATGCATGTTGTACTTCATCACGTTGGATGAATTGAATAATTGTTCCAGTACCAAACATTTTGTTTTCACGATTGAAATGATAGAAAGGAGTAAATCCATTTGTAAAACATAAACCTTCAAGAGCAGACATAGAAACTAATCCTTTGGCAAAAGACTCTATAGTTCTTTTTTCCAAAAAGTCATCAAACAGATTCATCATAATCCTATTCCTTCGAACCATGAAAGGATTCTTTTTAGGTCGTTCAAATACCTCTTTTGCTTCTTCTTTCGGGACCAATGAAGCAAGTGTGTATGTGTATGATTCATTATGAATTGTTTCCATTGCTGCAATAAAGGCCATATTAGCTTTAATAGCTGAGTCTCGAATATAGTCTGATGCAATTTTATCAAAGTAAGTTGCAATAGAATCTAAAGAAGCTAAAACACCAATTCCATTACGGAACAATTCTTTGTCTTCTTCAGTCATAATTGTTGTCCAATGTTGTTTATCTTGAGCCATACTTACTTCATCTGGGATCCAGAATTGTTCTCTCATAGTTTTTATGATGTCATAATATACTTGATTATTAATATCATCCCAATATAAAATTCCACTAACATCATCAAACATACGTGGAGCTTTATTATCAAGATTTTCATTAAGTACTCTAATATTTTTTGTTAGTTTCATATTTTCAATCCTCCTATTAAATACTTCTAACATTATTATTTATATCTGACTTTTTGAAGATGTAAATTAAAAAAATAGAGAGTTTTATCTCTCTATTTTTTTCTTTATTATGAAGAACATGCTAAGCAAGAATCTTCATGCCTTTGATTCCAACTTCGAGTGTAGTATGAAGTTTTGACATCACTTTTCCAGTTTTCTAAATGGAGCTCGAGAAAATTCTTTGCTCTAATTCCTTGAGGAATATATAAATTATGAGAAATTGCTTGGTCAACGAATTTCTGTCTAACTTTATTATGTTTAATTGCCCACATATGAGCTAGTTGTTTTTCTCCTTCAAATTCCATTTTCATTGTTGGTTTATAATAGAACCATGTTTTTTGGTTAAGATTAGGGACTACAATTGGCAATTGAAAATCTTTTTTTCTTTCAAAGAAGATAACGTCAAATATTGGATCAATTCCTTGTGTTGAACCAGCAATAACCGATGTACCACCAGTTGGAGCAACAGCCCTCAAGTATCCATTCCTCATATGTTTCATAGCCAACTCTTTAACTTCTAGCCATTCTGGAGAATCTAATCCATGTCTTTCGAACCATTCACCAGTGTTCCATTCTGATCCTTCAAATACTGGGTATGAACCTTTTTCTTTTCCAAGTAAAGCAGAAGCTTTAATAGAATACATCATAATTTTTTCTTCAAGCTTGCCAATATATTCAACAGCTTTTTCACTATCCCACATAATTTTTTCTTGAGCTAATGTTGCAGCTATACCTTGTTCACCGGCACCAATTGCACGATATTTAAGATTTGTAAATTGCGCTTGTGGAACAGGAACCCTAAGAAGAGAAATAACATTATCCAATGCACGAATTTGAATATTAATCACTCGTTCAAGAACATCATCACGAACAATATTATTTAGAACTAATGACGACAAATTGCATGTTACAAGATCACCAATTTGCTTTGTAATAATTACTTCACCAGTTTCCCAATTAATTTTTTCTTGAGTTACTGTAGACGGACTCATATTTTGAGCAATTTCAGAACATAGATTTGAAGAATAAATAATTCCTTGATGTTTGTTTGGATTATTTCGGTTTACTGTATCACGATAGAACATATAAGGGATACCAGTTTCCAATTGGGCTTGCATGATTTTCTTCATTAATTCAATTGCTGGAATACGTTTTTTAGATAGTTCATTATTATCTACACACTGATAGTATCGATAAGTCCAAGCATGATCAGTAGAATTTGGTTTTTCTTTGTCCCCAAGTTTCTTTTTATCATAATAATCTTCAAGGCTAAATCCCATAACTTTCTTTACTTCGTGAGGGTCAAATAAATACCAATCTCCACGTTTTTCAACCTGCCTCATAAATTCATCAGGAATACATAAGCCAGTGAATACATTATAAGCTCGAAGACTTTTGTCTCCTGTATTCAGTCTCAAATCAATAAAGTTTTCAATATCCTTGTGCCAAATATCAAGATAAACAGCAATTGCTCCTTTACGTTGTCCTAATTGATCAACAGAAACAGCTGTATTATCTAATTGTTTAATCCATCCAATAATTCCGGATGAAGCACCTTTAAAACCACGAATATCTGATCCTGAAGCTCTCAACTTACCAAAGTAAATTCCAATTCCAGCACCATTCTTAGAGAATGTAGCAATATCAGTATTATCATCATAAATTCCACGAAGACTGTCTTCAGTTGTCAATACAAAACAAGACGATAATCCACCTTTTACTCTACCAGCATTAGTTAATGTTGGTGTAGCAAGTGTTAGGTAAAGATTTGAGACTGCCCAATATAATTCAATTACTTTATCAATTCGATTTTCTTCCTCAACCATCATTAAATGTAAAGCAGCAATCATAAATCTTTCTTGAGGAAGTTCATAAATCGACTTATCATAATCTTTAACAAGGTATCTATTTACCAAAGAATGAAGACCAGAAAAATTAAATAGTTCATCCCTTTCTGGAACAATAGCTTCTCCAGCTTTTCTTAATTCTTCTCGACTGTAGTTCTTGAGCAAATCAGGAGTATATAAACCTTTTTCAGTAAGAGTAACGACTAATCCATAGAAATCTCCATACTTATCTTTTGAATCATATGAACGATTTTTAGAAGCTCTTTTATATAGTTCTTGAAGTTTAACATATCGAGCAAATTTATCCCAATCAGTATTTCCAAGATATTCTGGTGTTACATGTCCATTTTCGTCTTTAATATCATTAGTAAGAACTAGAGAATTTTGAATCATTAGCTTCGTAATTTCTTTAGCTTCAATTTCTTCTCTATTTTCAACAAGACGAATAATCTTCTCAATATATTTCTTTTTAGCTTCAGGATGGACTTTCAAACCTTTAAGTCCTCGTTCGATAAATGAGACTAATCTTTCTCTTTCAAATTCCATTCGTCTTTCACGATCTTTACCTTTGTCTTTAACAACAATCGTCATAAATTATATTCCTCCTAAGCAAGATGTATTTGGTTTAGAAAAGAGGACTATAAAAAGTCCTCTTATTAGCTTTTTTAGATTTAGATAACTATATTATTCGTCACCAATATTTAATGCTTCTTTCATTTTTTGGACAGCAACAAATAATGGTTGAACTTGATGCTTCTTAGCATCAGTTAATTTATTTCCAGCACCAAATACTTCATCAACAATTCTTTGTAATTCTTCCATACGACCAGCTTTATGGAATTGAACTCCAAGTTCTTTTGCTTCTTTCATTAATTCATCAAAGTCGAGCTTTTGTTCTTCCATACCAATTGATTCTTTCTCATCTTTACGTTGAGATGGATCAATTTTTTCAATAGCATCTCTAACAGCTTTCTTATAAGCTTCAGCATCTAATGGAATTACTGGAGCAATATCAGTAAATGTTGAACCAGCTTGCCATTGTAATGTTTCACGAAGATGAATAACTCGGTGTTCTTTTCCTTCTTCGTCAGTTGTAACTGTCATAAATAAGATATTGTCTACCATCTTATTAATTGGTGCCATAACCTTATCTTTCAAATCTGGGACATACTTGACAAATTCATAATATTGTTCTCCAGTTTTCTTATCACTTTTTAAAGTCATAGTATCATTGACTTGTTCTTGCAATACTCCAGCTGCAGGAATTTTTGTTGTAACTTGAGTTGCGTGAGAAATAAATACTGGAGTATATCCAAGTTTTTCAATCATTTGAAGGTTATTTTTCCAATCATTTTTCAAGTCAACCCAATCTTTACCCCATTCAACTTGGCCAAATTCTGTTTTTCCATATTTAGCAAGAATGTAAGTCTCAAGCATACTATAAAGATTCTCAACTGTGTCAATAGCAATAACATCAAATCTCTCTTTAACTTTTTTATTTCGTAGTTGAGAAAGAACAGTCAAATATTCAACCCAAGAAGAAATATATTGGACGTTAGCACCAACTAATACTTTATGACGTTTTTCTGTTGCAACAAATAAAACTCGATCTCCGTAAAGTTTATGGACAAAAGTTGTCTTACCAATTTTAGGAGTTCCATAAATAAAAGCTGTATAAGAAGCCAAATCAGTAGAAGCTTTAACAGGTTCAAGATTTAAAAGGTCAATTGACATAAAATATTACCTCCGATTATTTAATTTTTTATTTAACATTTTATTTATATCTGTAATATTAAAGACGTAAATCGTTCTTAACATTTTTTTGATAAATAATCTAATGAAATCTTAGTCTTTTTTTATTTTATAAATTTAATTCCCTACGAATATAAATCGGAATAGCCCCGAAAAGAAAGTATCCAGTGTAAATGTATAATGGAGATGTAAATATGTTTCCAACTGTCTTTTTACTGCGCCATTCTTTTTTTACAATCATCTTTTTTCACCTCAATATCCGTTTTCTTGCCGTTTATGGTTTTCCTCATTCTTTTCAAAATAGACTTGTTCAATTTGTTCCCATGTAAAGCCTAACATTTTGCCTAGAATATAAAATTCTTCAAATAAATTAATCCAATCGTCAGGATGTACTAGTTTATTAGCATTTTCGAAAACTAATAAAAATTGCTGAGTAATATCCGTTTCATCTGATGTTAATTCACCCCATTTAGTTTCCGTTCCGTAAATTACTGTTATGTTCAATTCCAACCCAATACTCAAAATGAAATTCAGGCAATCCACATATTCTTCAAGTAAAGTATTTTTATATCCGTAAACAATAGACCCATCATACCTTTTACAAGGCCAAGGTTCTCCATCTTCAAAAACTTCACCATGGTTCATATAACCTTTACCGTAACAATACAGACAATCAATCGGTATTTCTGTTCTTGGTTTTTGATCATGGCTCCAAAACTTAAATCTGCACCATTCATTTGCACATTTTCCAAGTTTAACTTGTAGTGCCAAGATTAAATTTGGAAGTAAATCAACTCCCTGTAATCCTTTCTTTTCAATAATTCGTTCATCTAATTCAGATTGTGCTTCAAATAATTTTTGTAAGTTCATTCATCGTTCTCCTCCAATAACTCTTGATTTTCGTATATGTTTCCGATTATTTCGCATAAAAAAGGCGACTAATAACCACTATAATAGCGATTAATCAGTTCCCTGGTTGTTCCAGTAACATATTAATTTAGTCGTTATTGAGCTCGCGACTTTCCGAAATGTCGCGCCAAAACTCTACTTCCTGTTTTAATCTTTTAATTTCATCTACCAGTTCTCCAAAAGCTCCGCCAATAGTAACTGATTCGCCGTAATCCATATGATATTCTTCCATGACACTTTTTACACGTTGCCAAATTTTATCAATCTCTTTATCTGTCATTTACAAATTCCCCCATTCAACTATGTGTTCAATATTTTTTTCAAACCAAAACTCCAATTATCCCCTACTTTTCTGTAAAACTAATTTCACAGTGGCTAGGTTTTCCCGTAACTTTATTTCTCCCATATTTTCATCCTCTCACCTTTGTCCATTTCTTCTTTATGTCTTTCTTCCACCAAATAATCAAGATACAGTTCAGCTCTTTTCCCTTCTTTATAACCTGTTCCTTCACAATCGGGACATGGATATGAAGTATCCATAATGTGGGATGCTCCATTACCCGTTCCATTACACCACTTACATTTTTCCAATGATACTCTCTCCATTATCACAATCCTCCTTCACAAAATTATGTCGGCTGTGGCACATTCAAATACTCAGGAGGTACTTCAAGTCTTAGAGCACGCCGGAGAGATATAATCTTACCAATATGAACATTGAAATAATCATCTGGGTGACATTTAGCAACACCTTTTCTTTCAACCATTCCAGTTGAAACAGATGATAATAAAGTAGTTACAGTTCGTTTTTCTTTATCTACTACAAATGTCGCAAGTAATCCTTCCATTTTAATTGGATCATTCCGTGTCTCTTCTACTTCTCGTTTCGCTTTTTCGATGATCTCGTTACGAGTCAACTTACAATATTTTTTTGTCAATCTACGGATATGACTCTTATGGATCTCAATTTCCTCACGAATTTGTTTAGCGACTTCTTCTAAACTATCTTTCGCATTATATTCCGACACAAATCCGCCAACCATAAAAGATGATTTTGCAAGATCGATATATCCTAATGCTTTAGCTAAACGATCTACGACTTCTTTTTGTTCGTCAATTATACTCATTTTATCAACCTCTTTTCGAGTTTCGTTTTATAGATTAATAATTTTCGTTTTCATGCCAACAACTTACCATTTATCACTCTTACAAGTTAATCAACAAAATCATTAATAAGTACATTCTCCATTTCGTAATTCCTCCAAAATTTTATTTTTTAGAAGATCATAAGGAAAAATTTCATCCCTAGAGACATACCAAGTATTCTTTCCATCATTTGCTTGAAAATAATCACTATTTGAAGAAAACTTCACAATTGTAACAATGGAGCCAAGTTCAAATTGATGACCACAAATTTGTTGATAAACAATTGCTTTATCACCAATTTTGTATTTATATTTCATTTATTTAACCTCCTAATTATTTATATCTGATAATTTTCAAACGTAAATGGAATTAAAAAAATAAGATAAAGGGACTATTCCTCTGATAATATTAGATATTTTGAACTACCACTAGGCTAAAGACATAGTGGATTCCTAAGTACAGAGTTCTATCGAACTCTAATTGATTAGGCTATCCCCGTAGTTCCTACGGTTAGAAGTCTTATGGCTTCATTTTTGATATTTATACTTGCGTTAATATCTCGATCATGATGTGTATGACAATTAAGACACACCCATTCACGCAATGCAAGATTCTTAACGTCTTTGTTTTTGTATCCGCAACATGAACATAGTTGACTGGATGGGAAGTTTTTAGCTACGGTAACTACTTGTTTACCGTACCATTTGGCTTTATACTCCAACATTGTTCTAAATTGTGACCATGACACTTCACTAATAGCTTTTGCCAACTTATGATTTTTTAACATACTCGATACTTGCAAATCCTCCATCCCGATAATGTCGTGGTTTTTGACAATCTCGGTAGAGATTTTGTGCAAGTAATCATTTCTTGCATTTGTAATTTTTTCGTGAATACGTGCAACTTTAATTCGTTGTTTATGCCAATTAGAACCGCCTTGCTTACGTCTTGAAAGAATACGTTGTGCTTTTGCTAATTTCTTCTCTAATGTACGAAAAAACTTAGGATTCTTATACTTTGTTTCATCTGACAAAATAGCAAAATCTTTCAAACCGACATCTATGCCAACTGCCGAGCCAGTTTTAGGTAGTTCTTGTACTTCTGTTTCAACAAGAATGGATACAAAATATTTACCACTTGCATTTCTTCTGATTGTTGCATTGAGAATGTGACCTTCTACTTCACGACTTTTTGCAAAACGAATAAGACCAAGTTTAGGTAATTTTATTTTATTATCTATGATGTGTATATTTTGCTTAGTCGTGTAAGACTGCACCCTATTCTTTTTGGATTTGAAACGTGGTTTATTATTTTGCTTCTTGAAAAAACGACTATACGCATCAGCAAGATTTTTTAACGACGATTGAAGAGCAATACTATCCACTTCTTTTAGCCAAGTTAATTCTTTTTTTAATTGTGTTAAATGAGCAGAACAAGAATTATAAGTCAAACCTTTACCTGTTTCTTTATAAGTATTGTCCCATTTCGCTAAAAAATAATTAAATACAAATCTTGAACACCCAAATGTCTTATTGATTAATTCCATTTGTTTTTTGTTTGGATAGATTCTAAATTTATATGCCTTATTTACAATCATTGATCTTCACCTATTAAAGACCCTTCTTGTTAGATCTTATATCCCCTAGCCTAAAGGCGTAGGGGTTTTACGCCATTTCCTATAAATATCTTCTTTAAGTTGTGAAATTAGACTTTTAATATCAGAAAATATCAAACCATTTTGTTTTATTAATCCTACAACAAATAAATTTCTATACATAAATTGATTTTCTGTCCCATCTTTTATAAGTGCTTCAATTTTTAAATTATTGTCTCTGCCAAGTTGTCTAACATCAGTATATAAACTATAAATTGGTTTTTTTAATGAAGAAAATAAACCAATCTCTGCTGCTACACCTGAATCAATCTCTACCCCATCAATGACTGCAATCAAAAAATCACTTTCCAAAAGTTTTTGAGAATCAGCTTGAGCAATTAATAAGCTATCAGCATATGATTGCTTATCATTAATATCATCATTTTCTTGAGGAACATATAATTCAATGTTTGGAATTTCCTTTCTTACTTCTTTTGCAATCATCTCATTTACAAGCCTATCTCCTATTGAAAATAAGCCGTTTGCTAAATAACCTTTCATGATATTTCCTCCGATTTTAGCTTCTCGATAGTCTCATATATTTCATCAGCTCTAGTTGATAACCATCCACGATAATTAGTTTCAAGTTTATGAAAAGCTACCGGATAACCTTGAAAATGCCTCATATATATTTCAAATGGAGTCATTCCATTAATCTTGTTTTTTGGATTATCATTTTGCCTTGTTGATCCAATAACAACAACTTTACAGTTATCAGTTGGTCTTGTTAAAACAGTTTGTGCTTCATTAAGGTCGAAAGATTGAAATTCATCAATGATAATAAAAGCATTATTCCAAGTAATACCTCTTGAATAAGCAGAAGTAGTAACTTGAACCTTTGGAGTTTCTTTATCTTTGTTTTTTCCATCTTCTTGTTGACATGACCATTTTTCAAATAATCCAGGTTGAACATGGTCAAGAGCCTCGATGAATGGTAACATATAAGGTAGTTCTTTTTCGCCAATTCCACCAGGAAGAAAACCTATATCACGAACTGGAATAGCATTTCTTACATAAATAATTCTGTCATAATTTCCTCGTTCCACTTCATATGCACCAACTAAAGTGGCAATTGTTGTTTTACCAGTTCCAGCTTTTGCATCACAAAAAACTCCAGTTACAACATCAGGACTCGCAAATAAACTTTGAGCATAAGCATATTGATGTTTGTCTGCTAAAACATTAAATCCTCGTTCAGCTAACCATTTCCAACGAATATCACCATATTTATTCCCCATTCAGAATTTCCTCCTGGTTTTAATTTGAAATAAGGAGAAGGGATATTTAATCCCTTCAAATTTGATAATCTACCAATTTATTAAAAATCTGGCATTTCATCATCATTCAGGCTATTCATTGCATCAAATGGATTTTGATTACCGTTCATCATATCTGTTGGCATTTGACTTTCAATGTTTTCTGTTGTCAAAGGTTTTTGTCCAAATCCGGTTTGTGGAACTTCAGGAGCTGGTTGTTGTAATTCTTGCAATTTCAAAGCACGAACTTTCTTTGCAGCTTCAATTTCATCTGGTGTGTATTCCTTAGAACCGAAGAATGGAATAGATCCACCAATAATTTCAATATTATTTACATAGTTACGAATAACATTTGGTGATCCAACAGTTTCAGTTGAACCAAATCCATGTGCTGCAGGTTGTTGAGATTCTTCCATTTCTTCAACCTCAACATAGTTATTAAGTTTATATGTTAATAGACCAGTTGAGCCAGGTTGATATAAGTCTATAAATGATTGAGCAAGTTCTTTGCCAATTACTACATTTTTCAGTTCAATAACATTGTTTCCCCAACCAACAGTAAATCCATGAACTTCATAATCTCCAGTTGGTAATTGATCTTTATCTAATTTTTCTACAAAGCCTTCAACCACTGTCTCAATCGAAGCAATAGCTTTATCTGGTTGATTATTTTCTTTATCTAAACGATTGAAGAAAACACCTCTAACTTCGTTAAATTGAACTAAGTTTCCTTGTTGGTTATAATATTCGTTAAGAGATAATTCACCAACAACTTTAATTCGATCTGCATTTTCTTCACCATGTTCTTCAATAGACTTGTACTCGTTCTTAACTGTCTCAGCACCTTTAAACAATTTTGAAGATTCCATAACGAATACTCTAACAGTTTGTTCTTGAATTTTTCCATCGAATTTGGAGGCAATAACTAAACGACCAGACATATATCGATTACCTTTTTTGCTTGTCCTTACTTCAAGATCTTTTGATTTTAAAGTACCAATAATCTCAACATTATTTTTTAATTGTCTCAATTCAATATTTTGATTTTCCATATTTCTAATTCCTCCGATTTAAAGATTTGTTTAATTTCAATTTTTTTATATCAGATAATTTTTATTTGTAAATTGACTCTTAGGTACTTTTAATCCTGTTTATATCGTTTAATTTCATTTATCATTAAATATAATAATTCTTTTGTTTCTAGATGACTTTCTTCTGATTCTTCATAAAATTTTTGCCATTTTTTGACTTCTTCTCGTAAATCGTTTATCTCTAGTTCTAATTTCTCAATATATTCAGTTTGTTCCATTAGACAATAATCTTCATTTAAATACTTATTGTATTGTTCCTTATAAAAATCGAGCATTTTCAAATCTTCTTTAAGCTTTTTATTTTCAACAGCCAAGGAATAAAGATCATTTTCTAATTCAGAGATTCTGCATTTTTTACAAACACAGCCACAAAGTTCACATGTTCCTTTACAACAAGTCAAACAAGCGGAACATCCTTTTTCATTACAAGTTTTTCCAAATAGGTCCATATTGATTTTCCTCCAGAGTTTTATATTTTATTGCATCGAAAAGACACTCAATATCACAAAATAAGAAATCTTCAAGAGATACAATTTCTTCTCCTTCATATAGTTCAGCATTACATGAATAACAATAATCAATAACTTTTGGTTCTTTTTCATCTGGTCCATCAAAACGAGCCATAGTTTGTAATCTACCCATATAATCACCTCTTTGTTTTTATATCTGACTTTTTAAAAATGTAAAAAAGAAAAAATAAAAAATTTTTTTAAATAGCAACATCAAATTTAATCTGTGGATTCTTTACTTTATAGATTAATTTGAAGTCATCTTCTGTAAAATCATAGAAATTATTGACATTTGGGTTGATCCAAAATTCTGGAGCCTCCAATTCTTTTCTTCTTAGCAACTCAATAGCTTTGTCAATATGTTTATTGTAAATATGCATATCTCCAATAATATGTGTCAATGTTCCAACTTGAAGGTTACAATGTCTTGCTACCATATAAGCTAATAAAGAATATTGGACCACATTAAAATTATTAGCTACTAAAAAGTCATTGGAACGTTGTTTCATTATAAGGTGGAGTTTACCATTCTTAACTAAAAACTGGATATGATGAACACATGGGGGTAAGTTCATTTCTGGAAGTTCATCTACATTCCACAACTCGATCTGTAATCTTCTAGAAGTTGGATTCTTTTGAATTTCTTCCAAAATATAATCCATCTGATTATCGTATCCAAAAACAGGTTTTGCAACTTGGTATCCATATGCTTTTCCAATGGATCCTGATTCATCAGCCCATTTATCCCAAATAGAAGCTTTTAAGTCATTGATATTGTTTGACCGTTTACGATAAATCCAATCTATTTCTCTAAAACATGTTTTAATTGGTGTAGGTCTTAGGGTTAGGGCAGGGAATTCCTTAGATAAATCATATTTGTTTACTACTGAGACAATTCTTTTGGTCTTAATTTCTGAACCATCTTCCCATCTGGCCCTATTATCTACTTCCCAATCTTCCTTCATAATGTCCAATAAATTCTTTCTAAATATTTTGTCTGCAATTGTCATTTTCTTTCTCTACCTTTCTTAATTGTTCTTCAAGCATATCTGATAGCATTATATCTGCTTCATCTTCCTTGTAAATCTTAGTTTCACCAGATTGTTTAACATATTTAAATTCACAATAGGGGAGAAAATCTTCATGGAATATAGGAACAACATATTCAGCTGTCTTTTTAAACCATCGTTTTTGGGCAATAAATTCCTTTTTTAAATATTTAAAGTTTGGGGTTGAAGATTTAACTTGAATTATAATTTCATCATTTGAATATTTGTGTTTAGCTTTTAAATCAATCTTTCCAAGTTGGTCCTCTTTAGTAGTTGCTTCTATTGGAATAAAATTATTTGAGCCTCTAATAGACTTAAACAATAAAGCTTCTCCCATTGTTGGGTTATAGATTCTAGTCATCGTTTCTTTTTTTATTCCTGGTTGTCTATAAACGTTATGAAGGGGATGGTTGTATGGAATCATAGATGTTTCATAATTCCAAAAATCCTCAAAAGTTGGATAATAATCATATTTGACATACGCTTTCATTTTTCTAGAAATATCTGTATATACAAAAAATCCTGGTTTATTTTTACTTTCTAATAGCTCCATAGGCATATACCTCTCTATATTGAAAATTTATGTACAACAAAAAAGAGACTTTATGTAGTCTCTTTTTCTGCATCGTATTTATTGCCGACTCTTGCTACTTTCTTAGCAATAATGTCGATGGTTCGTGATATTTTCTTTTGATAAGTGTTTAAATTGGTTGCTATCTCTTCTTGAGTTAATCCACTTCTTGCCATTTCTAAAACAACTTTCTCAAAGTCTGTCAGATTTGCTTTGTTTATTGTATTTTGTAAATCCCAAAGAACGAAATCAAAATCATTATTTGGGTCGTATGTTGGCTTGAAGAATAACAATCCTTTAGCAACTAAATGGTGTCCTGATTCTGTTTCAACCACGCCTCCTTTTAAATGAAACTCATTAGTAAAATCAAAAACATCAACATTATATTTTGTACTTTCAGAAAAATACTTAAGGTCATATCCCCAGACTCCAAGTAATGCATCTTTACAATAAATCATATCTGAAGAAAGTTGACCCTTTATTTTTGCTAATAGGTATCTATTATATTTAGAATCTTCTTTTTTAAGTTCATTAGTTATGAAATCCTCCAAAGCTTTATAATCTCTTAAAACTTGGCCGAGAAGGTCATCTCTTTTCAAATCTTGGGATGTAATTACTTGTTTCTTACTTTTTTTGAAATTTCTTTCTTCTCTTTTTAAAAAATGAATAACAAGATCAGAATGATCGGAATCTTCAGCTCCAGATATAGACTCAACTGATCGTTCTCTGTCTAATTTCTTTTGGAAATATTTTAAGTCAGTGTGAAAAACATATTGGACTTTTTCTTTGTCTTCCTCAGCTTTCACTTCATCAGAGTTGAGGAGATAATTTGCCATTCTCTCGAGAGACTTACAAACATTTACATCACTTGATAGATAATCTCCAGAATTAATATTTGCGTTAAAATAATCAGAAAAATATTCTTCATAAAATCGAGTACTATTTAAAATATCATTTACCACCTTTTTTCGGTCTTCAAGTTTTGTTTTCTTATAATCAATTTTCTTATTTAGCTCATTAACGTTTGTTCCATCAAGAACACCCATAAAATTTCGTTGAGTTGAAAAAGCCATTTTAAATTTCCTCCCCCTGTATGTTTAAGTCAAATTTATATAAATTTTCGGAATATTCCTATTTGTTATATTTATATCTGTTCGACTTTAAAACGTAAAAAATAATTGGAATAATTTTGAAATATTTTTGAATAAACTGAGGACTTCGAGTTTCTAATCTTTTGAGATTGAAATCTAGAGATGTTAGAGGAAAAATATCATTTTAAATTAAGGAGACTAAAACTAAGAAAAATAAAAACCAAAAACTTCCTTTATCAGTTGTTGAAATGCTTGAAGATTATATAGAAAGAAAGGATTGCGATGAATATTTATTTCAATCAAGAAATTGTTTATTAAAAAAAGAGAGCTTTAATTAGCTCTCTTACTCATAAACTTTGATTTGAATATTATGCTTTCCAAACTTCAACATTTCAGAAAAATCAGGAATAAACAAATCAATTTTATTTCCTTTGATACCACCACCGGTATCATTAGCAGTAGCATATCCATAACCTTCAACATAAACTTTAGTTCCTAATGGAATAATTCTTGGATCTACTGCAATTACTTTTTGATTTGGATTAGATCGGAGATCGATTCCAGTTGAAGTAATTCCAGAACAACCTCTACAATATGCTGTATAGGCTGTTGCTTCAACAGTCATTGTTTTGTATGAAGGATTGTTTGTGCTTTTTACTTTAGGTTGAACTTTATTTGTTTGTTCCTTTTCTCCTGGAATATTAATAGTCTGACCAACATAAATCAAATCAATATTTTTGATTTTTGTGTTAGCTTTTGATAAATCTTGAAAAGAGACATTATTACTTTTTGCAATCTCGCTCATTGTATCCCCACTTTTAACTGTATAAGCAAAAGTAGGAGTAGCAATTAGCATAGATAGTCCTAATGATATAAAAGCAATTAGTTTTTTCATAAGGTTTTGAACTCTCCTAAAATTTATTTGATTCCTTCTTCTTTCTCTCGGAATCTTTTACATTTATATCTGAAAGAATAAATATGTAAATTTGATTTATATTACAGTTTTATTACAAAAGAAAGGCTCAATCCATACGGATTGAACCTAGTTTCTTCCATTATATATGTTTATGAAACTTTGTTTTTATTATCATTATTATAATCATACTTTGCGCTGAACCCAGCCAATTGTCCTCTTTTTGGTTTCCATCCTTTGTTCACCATAGCTTGAATTCCATTTTCTAATTTTCCTCCAATTTTTGATTGAAGATAAATAGCTGCATCTTTTATACTTTCAAATTTTCCATAGAATTCATCATCTTTAAAAATAATTACTGGTTTTGAACCAGGATGGTCTTTTCCGGTTTTGCCGAACATAGCATTTTTCTCACCAGCATGTTTACCTTTTCTACTAATTTTTTGTTGATTTCTGTATTCTTCATTTTTCCATGCTTGTTTCAATTTATTAGAAAGATTAATTTTTCTTTTTTCATCTTTCCAAGCTTTTTTACCAGACTTTGATATTTTTTCCTTGGAGTCTTCCTTGTGCTTCATTCCAGCTGTTCCTTCTCCACCATCAGTAATATTTACCAACCAATATCCTTGAACATCTCTAAGTTGCCATATATACCAACATTCCGTCTTAAAAGCTTCGTCTTCTGTTAAGTTTTCTTCAAGAATTACAACTGCGCATGGTATGTTTTTAACAACATCTCTAAAATACTTTCCTCTGTTATTAAAAGAATAAGCTCGTCTACCTCTGCCTTTGCCAATGTAGAAAGGCTCATTAGTATCGAGCCTTATCCATTCATAAACATAGTAATCATTAAGCATAACTAACATCCTCTGAAGTTTTATCATTTCTTATTCTTACAAAGCTAGGAAAACGTAATGAAAGGGATCCTTGAGAGTTTTTGCTTTCTTCAAAGTACTTAACTTCAATGATTTTTCCAACAACAATTTCAGGATGTTTCCAAAATAAATCTTTTTGTTCGTCTTTTAAACCTGCCACATCAACTTTAAATCCTTTATAGTCAACAGTTATGGATCCACAACGATTTCCTCGTATATCTTCTTTGATACCAACACATAGAAGATCTGCTGTGTGAAATGTTTTTACTTTTAGAATTGATTTGGAACGTTTTGTTTCATAATAACCATTCAAAGTGTTAATCATTAGCCCCTCGTATCCCTGACTTTCAACATCTTGAAGTATTTCAGGAATAATATCTTCATCTGAACCAGTATAATAAACAGGCACCATTTTAATTAGGCTGTCTGATGAAATATTATTATCAAACATATCTTTTATATCATTTAATCTCTCTAAATACTTTTTATCTGATTTTCCATTATTAAACTCGGAAATTGGTAATATATCAAACATCACAAAGTTTAAACCTGTTTTTGGCCCTTTGCGACGGACTAATGTTTGTGTAACATTGAACAAATCTTTTGAATGAAAATTATTTGTATTGATAGCGATTAATTCTCCATCGTACACCATATTTTTAGGAAGTTTCTTAAATTCTTCCTCTAATTCAACTAAACCTTCGATCTCTTTCCCACTTCTGGCAAAAAACTTTGGGCCATCTTCATAATTGAACACTGTTGCTCTGTTTCCATCTATTTTGAGAGTTAGATTGAATCCTTCAGATAAATCAGTTTTTCCTGGTTCATATTTACCAGCTAGCATAACAGAATATTTTTTAATAAAATCTTTACCATAGACTTTATTTAATGTTGTTCTTGAAATTCCAATTGGAAGGTCCTTAACTAAAACAGATTTGACGAACTCTTTCTCTTCTTCAGTGTTTAATTTATTTAAGAAATTTTGTACTGTAGCAATAACTAAGTCATTTCCTGTGTTGTTGTTTTTTACAAAGTCCATTGCATCAAAAATTGTTTCTAATTCAATTTTATGGCTTTTATTTACTTTCTTTTCAATTTTTTTCTTTGACAATCCAGTAACAATCATAGGATTAAATACAAATTTAAAGATGTCTTTTAAGCCTGGGACATTTTCATATTTCTTTAGCAGTTTTTCCTTTCCAATACGACTACTCTCATTTTTCAATTCATTCATAATTGCAGCATAAGTTTTTATCATATAGAGATCCTCCGATTTAGATTGATTTTGAATAAATATCTCTTTAAATATTATTATATCAAGAGAACACATATTCGTATATTCTTATTTTCTAAATTTTCGAAAAAAATAAAACTGACTTAAAGCCAGTTAGGAATAATTGATATAATGATAAATATACTTACATTATATATTATTTTTTTTATAATGCAGCTAATCTCTTTCTTTTCTCAATGACTTTCTTAGTATTTTCTCTATTGCGCTTAATGACAGTTTTTAGAATCCATTTTGATCCGTCTTTAACAAATATGAATTCTTTACTATTAACAGTGAATACATGACGAACATTTCCAATATTTACAATTCTTTTAACCTTAGTGAATTTAAGATCTTTCTTAATTCGTTTTACAATTTCTTTATCTGAAGCTCCGATCCTTTGTTTATATCGTTCTTTGATATGATTAGTAATAATGAAATCTTCAAACATACGTATCCCTCCAATATATTTTTATAGTTTAGAATAATCTAATATATTTATATCTTATATATCTAAGATGTAAATACTCTGATGAAGAGTATAGAACTGCTCTAAAAACCATAACGAACAACCAGTAGTTGTTCGTCGTTCGAATTGCTATGGCAATTCTCACTAGCATTTATTTATTTTATTATTTAATTTATATGTTTAATTTATATGTTTAATTTTTATTTAATTTATATATAATATGCCAATGCATTCCACAAGCATCCAACGGAGATAAATGATAACCTTTACTTGTGGCCAGCGTTATCAACCTCTTATCGAGTTCTCCTCCCGATGTTGATTAAGATGTTAATTCATCAAGGCTCAAACATCAAAAGCCTTAACAACGGATAACTTATTAATTGATTGCAAGATAATAATAAGGGTGGTTATTATCGATCAATTAATATATCCATCGATTGAACTTTATGGCATCGGCTTCAATTAACCTTGGAGTTATTTGATAATGGAGTATGACTCTCAGCTTCTAATCTCTCCAACGTATTCAATTCAATATATTTATATCTGTCCACTTAGAAAACGTAAACGAGGTAGGATAAAAAATTTGAAGAAAATTTTGAGAAAGATGATGATGAAGATGTAGATGATGATGAAGACTAGGACGAAGTCAAGGACGATGATGAAGACAACGACTAAGACGAAGGTTGAGTCATGACTGTTATGAAGGAACATAGAACAATATATAACTGTTATATCTGAAGACATTTAAGTGTAAAATAAGATATAGACATAATTTTTATTTATTGTATTGTGAGAAATGATATAAGAGATTGAGGCAAATGGCAATAAATAGAAATACATAGGATCGATAATGAATGAGAGAGTCTGAGGGTAATGATGAGAGGAATTTAATATTGATTGGGATAATATTGGAAAATTATTTAGGATGAATTTGGATGGAGGAACAGGATACCGCCTACCCCTTGAAACAAAAAATGTAGGTGACCGGAAATAACTGGGGGAGGTGAGGTTTTACTACAAGTACCAAAACGCCAAAATGATGTTGAACTTTTTCTAGACAGCCCCAAGGTACCAAAACTCGTTTTTCCAGTTACGTTTAATAATTCTACTTAAAGTCAGTATCAGTCTAATAAGATTGGTACTGCTTACTTATTTTTTTGCCTAAAAACAGAAGTATCCAGATCAATCTAGATTGGTCGATTATACAATTCTATATAATAATATTTAAACAATCTTTGAAGGTTCCAGAATGTCTCGTATGGCTCCGTATAACAAAATAATACATACTTGTTTACGTTTTTAAAACTCCTAGATATAAATAATAATAAATACCAATATTTAGGAGTGAAAGAAAGATGAATAACTTTTATGTATATGAATGGATTCGATTAGATACAAATGAACCTTTTTATGTTGGTAAAGGGCAAGGAGATAGAGCTTATTCATTAAAGTATAGAAATAAACATTTCCATAACATTGTAAATAAAGTAGGTCTTGAAAATTGTGCAGTTGTAATTTTACATGATAATTTAACTGAAAATGAAGCACTAGAAATTGAATGTTGGTACATACACCAGTATAAATATCTTGGACCATATAATCTAACAAACATTACAGATGGTGGAGAAGGTCTTTCTAATCCTTCAGAAGAAGTTCGAAGGAAAATGAGCGAATCTCATACAGGCGAAAAGAATCCTATGTATGGGAAAAAATTATCAGAAGAGGCACGAAGAAAAATTTCAGAAGCTCGGAAAGGAAAAAAACACACAGAAGAGGCACGAAGAAAAATGAGTGAAGCTCAATGGCTTAAAGGTAAAGGTTATCTTATTTCAGGAGAAAATAATCCTCGAGCTAAAGCTATCATTCTCATTTTTCCTGATGGTACCGAAAAAGAATTCAGAACTATTAAAGATGCTTCATTATATCTTGGTGGGACAGGAAAAGGAAACTGCTCAACAACAATAGCTATTCATAGATTACTCAATGGTTGGATTCCTAAACGTAGTAAGTGGGTTGGTTATTCCTCTATGTACCTTGAAGATTACGAAAAATTAAATAAAGAAGATAAGCTGATCTCATAAAGTCAGTTTTTTGACAAATTATTTGAAAATTGCAAAAATTTTACAAAAAAGTGTGTACGAGATGGCGGAAACGTAATATAATAATAATTAGAGAGAGGTGCAAAACCAATACATAATCAATCATTAGAATATATCTGAGAGTCTTCAGAATGCCCTAGATTGAATTTTTTGAAGGGTTAAAGTATATTTATATTAGAGAGTCTTAAAATTCCTCTATAGACCCCCAGAGGACTATTTTGACTATTACTAACTTCTTCTTATAAATAAAAAAAGAAGAGCCAAAGCTCTTCAAATTCACATCCAAAACCTTCTGATTGGCCATAATTCAGGATACTGTTCTTTGATTAAATTTCTTATTTCTTCAAACATCTCTTTTTCAT